GGAAGACGCTGCTAGAGAGATGCTTGATAGTAAATGGTCTGGACAAGTAGGCCAAAGGGCAATCCGCTTATCGGAGGCTATGAGATTAGATAACTGGGATGTCTGAAAGAATTGCTATGGCTAGGTTTAAGGACTGAACACTCTTTCCCATAAAAAGAGCTGCCATAGCATCTGAAAGGAAATTGCAGTTTATGGGGCTGTGATTGTTTTATATTAAGGAGCCTATTATGGCTGAAGATAGCAGTGAAATTGTACGCGAACAATCTGAAAGCGTAGCGGCTACAAACCTGAAAGTTCTTGGTGATGGTCCATCGTTTTATACCAACCTCGCATACCAGCAGGCACTTGACGCGCAAGCTGGTTGGCGAACGGTTAATCAGGCGATTGTAGGCAAGGTTGCAGAAGCAATCATTTCAACATCTCCTGGCGAAGGTGGCGTTGATGTAGCAGGACTGCAGGCACTTAGTAAGATAGTTGGCAATATTCCGCCAACGACTCCGCCGACAGTATAGTAAGGCAGGATATGCGGGGGTAATTCCCCCGCTATTCTAAAATGAAATATAAATTTCTACATGTTGATTTAGACAAACAAGATGCAATAGAGTGGCTGGCGCTTTTTATCGTTGCCATTTTGAATGTTGTGTTTTGGTGGTGGTACTTTTGTTATACGTATAACCTGTAACTTTGCGTGGATATGTAAATGATTGGGAAAATAGTAGGTGCATTGCTAGGTGCTCCAGCAGAGCAGGTGGCAGAGTTTTTCAAAGAGAAGCAGCGGCTCAAAAGCGAGTACAAACTTGCAAAATTGCGAGCAAAGGTTGCTGGTGAACGAGCGAAGGAAGCAAGGGCCATTCAAGCTGACAGCAATGATCATGAATGGTCGTTATTGCAGATTCAGAATTCAGGCTGGAAAGATGAATTTGTGTTGATTGTGGTATCCTTGCCGTTCATTCTTGGCTTTATTCCAGGGATGGGAGAACATGTCCAAGCTGGATTTACTAATTTGTCTGATACTCCTGTATGGTATCAGGTAATGATTGTGACGATATTCTTTGCAATCTACGGGATCAAGAAGTGGAATACACGACTAACTAAATAGGAAGGGATACTCATGAAGACATTGATGGTAATTATTGGAATTATGTTGAGCGGAGTTGTATTTGCTGATCAACGCATGGAAACAGTAGGCGGCTTTTGTCATGCCGTAACACCGGAGGGATTTGCTACAGCGAATGATGATAATGAGGTCTTTATCTCTAACTGTGTATCGTCTATTCGGCAGAAAGCTAATGCTACTGGCGAAGGTTCTTATGTTATGGCGGTTACATATCCTTCACTTAAATCTATGCCTTTTACGGCGCATTTCAAGACGAATGGAGCTGACACTGGGATAGCTTGCGTTATGGTTGACAGTAACGGAACAACCTATGCGACCCAAGATTGGGCAAGTAACTACCGGGTCGTAAACCGGAAAGCGCAGCCTGCTAAATATGCACAATCTATAACGACTTGCAACGGGACTACCTGTATAGCTCATCCCGGCGCTTTGATAACGCCTGCAAAACCTGCATTGCATAGAATCACATACAAGCTGGAATGCTATAACGGAGCCCAGCAGTAAAAAGGAAGGTTTTGGATAAACCTAGGGAATCATGTATCAAGGCTCCTACTTTTGGTCTTGAATGGTAATGTGCAGTGGAGGCTTAATATAATCATTAGGTAGTACAATGAAACTTATGCTTGTTGCTTCGCTATTTATGGGGGTAGCAGACGCTAGCCCTTTCTATTTTCAAACGACTCTAGGCGGGGCTGGCAGCTTCGAGAGAGGGCCTGAGCATCCAACAGCAAGTATTGCCATCGGTGCAGCTGTTTATGAAACAGAGCGATTTGGCATAGACTTAGAGGCTGGATACACACGTATCGGCACTGTAAAGGCAACTCCAAAAGTAGAACATACTGTTTGGTATGAGCCGATTCCTGTTGTTCCAGTTCCAACAGAAAGACCAGAGCCAACAGAGCCGCTACCAATCATTTCTGAGCCCGCTAAGCCTATAGGGCCTCCTGCTCAAGTTAAGATTGAAACTCCTCCGCCAGAACTTGCTGAGCCTGAGCCTGAGACAGAAAACGATAAGCCAATCCTTGTGATAGATGTTCCTATTGATCTAGCTCTCCCTGGAAAACTTCTGGCTCGCTCTGTGAAAGGTGCTCCTGAAGGCATAAGGATAAACGGGCAGGAGCTAAAAAAGTACATCCCGAAATACAGCACTGATCTGTATCAAACAACGATTGGAGCCAGGCTTAAATTAGGTAATTTCATGTGGATACAGCTTAGAGGCGGTGCTGAGAAGAAAGTTATTGATGGTCAGATCGATGAAAAGAGGCAGAAGGGAGAGACTATCAACTGGCGGATTAAGGAAAAGTTTCGGGATGATGAAATTACGTATGTTCTAGGAGGCTCTGTCCTTTTGAATCTACGCAAACAGCTTATGGGCGTGCTGAAATTCGACTACCACGACCTTAATAACCGCGTTGATGATAATAGCTTCCAGACTGACGATATTATAGTCAGTGCTGGCTTAAGGTTTGGGTTTTAGTCATGTTTAACTTAAAGAATGCGATTCTTACTGCTGTCTTTGCTACTGTTCTTAGTGGGTTCAGCTGGTTTGGCTCTGAGTTTGTGCAAGCAAAGCAGGACCAAATCATAAACTGGGCTGATAAAACATATCTAAAGATTGCTACATTTGATCAGCGCAGTACTCGGAGTGAGATCAGACAGATTAAGCGAGATATTTTCGAACTGTTGCGTGTAAAGGAGCAGCGTTCTCTGACAGATCTGGAAGCCAAGCGATTGCATGACTTGCAAAATGAGGTGCATGACTTGGAGAATGACTTAAAGAGCATGTAAACATCTACATAGATTTCAGTTTTAAGGCAAGCTCCAAATCTTGTATTTCATCTTTTGCCGCTTGCAACTCTTTGCTTAAAGAGGCGACAGTCGAGACTAATTTAGCATTCCTTTCTGTCAGTTGTTCGCATCTCTCCCGAGTAGAACCAAGTCCATAAAACGATTGCGAGGCATTCCTGATCGTCTTCATGTATGCCTTCTCCGGGCTTTCTCCAAGACTGCAAAGTTGCGCATATGCTTGATTTAACGCCCACGGGATATTGTTTTCACTCATACTTTCGCCCTCTTGAAATGCCTGAATACTCCAGTAGGCGCATTGGCAAGCCAGTCAATATCATACTCATTACTGCTGGTCTTCTGTGTTATCACTGCTAGCTCATATGGCGTTATGTCTTGTAGTGGCTCAAAATGAAATAATCCCACCTCATCATGGACATCAGGATCTATAGATTTAAATCTTGTTGCTATTCTCACTTCAATATCCACTCATAGATCTAAAATTACTCATCGCTATACTTTGAGCCAGGGTTTCCATTTCCTTCCTCCTCTCCTTAGTCTCCGCATCAACCTCTTTTCCTTCAGTGCTTTCTGAAGTAGTCTCTTCTATAGTTTTAGCTTCTGCGAATGTACCAATAAGCGGTGATGCGGAAATCATTTGTAGGAATGACCGTCTTTTCATTTCAATACTCCTTCTTCAATCCAATAACGAAAAGTTCTTAGAATTCCCCTAAGCCAATAGAACTGCCTATCTCTTTCATTGCATTTACCTACCCCATCTCCGATGTATTCATGGCATGCACTACAGGCGATAGCAGCAGCTGTATCGTCTGGTTTCATGCCCATTCCAGCATTAGAGTCATGACTTCTGTAATGAGCAAGTACTGAGGTTTCAGGATTATTGTTGCAGGTCGGGCCTTGTATCATGCATGGAGCCCCTCTAGCAGAATCCCTTAGCTTCTGCAGCCTAATCGGCTTCTGCTTTGGAATCATCATTTGAAAACATCTCCCCTCGCGTAATCCCTGCTAATACAGGGAAATTATCAGCGAATTCATCCCACCATTCCCTGCACTTAATCTCTTGAATAATCAGCTTTCTTACAAAACGGCTCATTGATATTTTGTCTTCATTCGCCATCTTATGAAGATGGTCTTTCAGGTCATCATCCATATATACCCATACTTTATTTGTAGTTGCTTTGCACTTACCCATATTATCTCCCCTATGTAATATTCCCCTGTCGCTTATTTGCATTCTCGCTACGCCATAACTCGATAATCAACTCGGCTGTGTTCCTCCGGTTCCTGTAGATTTCATAATCCGCTACGGCGTTCTCATACTTCCCTCGCCATTCGGTGTACTCTTCACTATTCCTCGCTCTACCTTCCTTCTCTCCGACGGTCCCATCAAGACTCCTCTGATCGAGGACAAGCTGGCCAAGTATCGTCTTTTCCTTGTGGGCTAAGCCCATCATGTAAGATTTGGCCCTTGCTGCTCTCTCATCAGTATCAATTAGGTACTGAAGGGCTTTATCTCTGCGCTCTAGATCAATCATCAGAGCCTGCTTATCTTTTCGAGATATTTAATTGAAAGGCTAGAAAGATCTTCTAAGACTTCATGTTGTATTTCGCTTAACTCCTCATCTTCAATGGAAACGCCATCAATAAATCTGAGCTTCTTAACCCAATCTTGAAGCCTTTCTTTCTCTGGCCGTAATTTCTCTTGCCTAGCCTTCTCTGCCTCTTCCTCTTCCTTCTTCTGCTCTGCAAGTTCCTTCTCTCTTTTCTCCAGCTCTAGCTGTTCGTTCTCTTCCTTTAACTTCCTTGCTGTAGATTCTGCTTCTGCAAGTTTCTTTGCCTCAATCTCTCTTTTCTCCTTCTCGATAGCTTCTTGAGCAAGCCGTATTTTTTCGTTCTCTGCATCTATCCTAGCCTGCTCTTCTGCCTGCTTCTTCTCTTGCTCTTCCTGGAGAACACGAAGCCGCTCTAATTCTTCCTTTTCTTCTATTGCTACAGAGAGTTTTTTAACTCCAGCATTTTTTGCAATTACAGCATCATCAAAAAACTCTTGATATTCTTCTTCCGTTATCTCGATTTTAGTTAGATCTGATAAGTAGATTTTTAGCTCTGCTGAATCCTTACCAAACATATTATTAGCAGGGCCTCTAATGTCGTATTCTATCTTGTGATTTATGTTTTCTTTCCGCTCTTCTTCCCTTTTAAGCTTTTCTGCGGCTTCCCGCACTGCCTTATCATCAACTTCTTTTCTTAGCGCTTTTAACCTATCCTCTTCAGGCACTACGATATCCAGCAGTCTTTTCTGCTCTGAAAGAACGGCTTTAGAAAACTTATTTGCATCATTCCTTGCAGCTTTCCCTGCCTTTTCTATTGACACCCTTACTTTTTGGAACTCCCTGCACGCACCCTTAACCAACGAATAATCATCAGAGTTCGAGATTTCAGTAACATCAGAAAACTTTTTAGATAACGAGGTTAATTCTTGCTCTGTGTGGTCTATAGATAACGCTGCTTTAGCTCGTTCATTAACGGTTAACTCTTTCATTGCGCAGCCCTTTTTAAGTGATCATGGAAAATTGCCCAGTATGTTTTTTTGCATCCTTCAGGAGCCGAGGACTTCATTATCTTTTGAAGGTGAATCCGCTCATCACTTGATAACGGCTCATATAGCTCACGGGCATTAGCTGGCCCATTCTCCTCATCATCTAGATCAACGATGTCTTTCGCATCTTTTGATAATCCTTGTATTTTCTTTACATCAACCTTTACAGAGTCATCAACAGACTGAGATTGATTTGGCTGTGACGCTGTATTCCCGTCATCATCGATCTGATAAACCCCAGCCATTGCAGCCAATGCATAACGCCTAGCATATGTGATACAGCTACCGATCCCTTGAGGATCTGATTTCATCGGAACCATTGTCAACTTAGAGCGCATCCACTGCCCGGATGTATGTGTTAGCTGAGTAACTAGGCCAACACTACCAACACCACCAATAGGCATTTGAACAACAGAGATACCATTTTCTGTAAATGGGCCCCTAATATCGTCCCAGACTGCGCTCAGGTCCGCGTACTTGGATTTAAAAAAAGGGTTAGTGCTGTCCTTGACTGCACCTTGCATAGCCCCCTGAGCCTTACACAGAGCCGTAGACAGCTCTGCTATGTCTGGTGAGCACTGGAATTCAAAGTCCAGATTTGCTGCCCTTCCGACAGCTTCCCCAGAGCCTCTTAATGCGCCGCCAATTATATTATCGATCTTTTTTTCATGGTCTGTATCAATGCTCATTTTCTTCTCCATTCTCTAGTTCAATCATCTTTTCATGCTCAGCCCAATGCTGTTCTTCTTCCATGTGTTCATAAAGCTCTCTCTCTACTTCGTATTCGTGTCTGTCTTGGTTGCTCATATTGTTCCCCTGTTAAAATGGAGGCAACTTGATAAAAGGTCAGGATACGAACCTGACGTCTTCCTCTGTCGAGTCTGTTTTTCCAGCCAGTACCCTGGCTCTGGTTCCCCAGATTTATTAAACTACTCTCATCAAGTCGCCATTGACTCTGCTCCTGGAACCTTAAATAACAACAATAACTGTGAAGATAGCCACAAGAGCAACACACATAACGATCAGATCCCCTTTAAAATCCTCTCGATATTTCCGCTCTTGCTTAGCTCTATCCACGTTCGTTCGTAAGTGTATGTATTCTTTTCTCATTATTTTTGTCCTAAAGGGCTATCATCGCAGTCTAGGCAAGCAAGACCGTTTCCACGTCCTACACAGTCACACATTTCAACTGGTGGTATTCTGTCCATGCGTGGATCGTTCATGAACGATTCCAACCATGAATGATTAGGCGCCATGGATGGACGTGTAAGCCATACTGGGAACTGTATTATGTTCATTACTGCATAGCCTCCATTACTTCGACATCTTCAGGTTCGCAATAGTCTGCAACCATAGCTGTAATCTGTTTACCGATACGCAATTCCAGGTCGTGATGCTTATCAGCGGGCTTATTCCTTAGCTCAATAATAAGGTAAGCAAGAGCAGCCAGAGCACCGTCATCGGCTTCAGTAAAAGATTCAACAAACCATCCGTTAATATCTTTAACTCTGCCTTCGAAAATGCTGGTTGCAGTGTCGTCAAACTCTGGTGAATCTTTAATAGTCTCGTTCATTATCATCCCCTGTTGGTTTGATTATCTTATCGGCCCGAATATCGAAACCTTTAGGATAAAAATAAACAAACCAGAATAATGAAGAATACAGCCCAGCCAAGACGGTTAGCGGCATCTTCCAAACCTGTTTTGTCTGTTTTGAAATAGCGTTTCATGTTATTCACCGACCTTAGCCATATGGTTTATTGCTAATCCAATAATTATTGACTTATTAGCTTTCCAAAATTCTATAGCATTCTCTCCATCCATTAACCGGATTCGAGGGTCAGTAAAAGACTCCCAGTCTTTTATACTATGGAATTCGCATCCTATTTTGATCTCAGTGTCGGTTATCGTTATAGGATAATGCATACCAGTTACTACAGTTGGGGTTATTGAAGCATCCCCGGATACCCAAGCATCATCGGATACCCAAGCATTACCGAATACACGAGCATTCCCGGATACCTGAGCATTACCGAATACCTGAGCATTCCCGAATACCTGAGCATTACCGGATACCCAAGCATTACCGGATACCTGAGCATAATAGGATACCTTAGCATCCCCGGATACCTGAGCATCCCGGGATACCTGAGCATCACCGAATACCCAAGCATTCCCGGATACCTGAGCATAATCGGATACCTGAGCATAATCGGATACATAAGCATTATCGAATACCTGAGCATTCCCGGATACCTGAGCATTACCGGATACCTGAGCATAATCGGATACATAAGCATTACCGAATACCTGAGCATAATCGGGTACCTGAGCATTACCGAATACACGAGCATTCCCGGATACCTGAGCATTCCCGGATACCTGAGCATTACCGAATACACGAGCATTACCGAATACCTGAGCATAATCGGATACCTGAGCATCCCGGGATACCTGAGCATTCCCGGATACCTGAGCATTACCGGATACACGAGCATCACCGGATACCCAGGAATTATCATCTGTACTCAAATTTGATTCAGTTTCAATAAAGCCACCAAGCTGGCCAGATTCAACACCTGAGAATGATTTGATCGCTTCAATTCTATAAAGAGTAACTCCATATGGAGTAATAATGCTTTCGTTTAATAGTATGAATTTATCGTTTTGCATTCTGTTCCCCTGTTAATTTACCTATTCCTGATTCCCGCTCCTGCTCCAGCTCCTGCTCCAGCTCCTGCTCCTACTCCCGCTCCTGCTCCAGCTCCTGCTCCCGCTCCCGCTCCCGCTCCTGCTCCATCTCCCGCTCCTGCTCCAGCTCCCGCTCCTACTCCCGCTCCCGCTCCCGCTCCTGCTCCTGCTCCAGCTCCTATACATCATTTCAGTATCCCGTAGCTTTCAATAGAGGCAGTCCTGACATAAAAATCATTAGGGAGCGACTGCGCATCTTTCCAAGATTCCTCATTGAATGCTCCGGTTTCATACACAATGGCAGGATCAGATAATTTAACGTCTGAATCATTCACGCCAACAAGTTTCCCTGTATAGATATAGTTCACACAAAACAGCGTAATACGCTGCCCCATCAGAGAAACCAATCCTTCGCCTTCAACATCTTCAATCAATCGTTTCATGTAATTCCCCTTTAGTGAGACTAAAGATTATAATAACATTTGACAGTTGTCAATACTTGCAGTAGAATTATTTCACACTTAAGCAAAGGAACACAGATGGAAGACTTGACAGAGAAGCAAGAAGAAGTGCTTGCCTTTATAAAAGAACATGTTAACGATCTTGGCAGGCCTCCAACTCTAATGGAGATCTGCGACGAATTTAACTGGAGTTCACCTAATTCAGCCTCTGCTCATCTTAAGTTCCTGGAGATTAAAGGAGCCATCGAGATTGACAAGGGTGTAACTAGAGGAATAAGGGTGTTGTGATGAAAATAGACGAGCGAATCAAAATAGAACGCGACTCTCTAGAGATAGCAATATTCCCAAGAGAGCGGAAAGAACATGCTGAAAAGCTGGCTGAACTTGAGAGGCAGCGGGATGCTGAAACAGCATACCGTGAAGCTCAATATTTTATTGAACCTGTTGATGAATAGGAGGGGATATGAGCGGATATTTATTTTTTAGAAAGACTGGTGTTAAAGAAATAGACAAAATATTGAGTAAGCTTGAGGAGGCAGGCCATGCTTACCACCATACAAGTGAATGGCAGGACGAGACCTGGAGTGGGGAGCCTTCATACGTAGATCAGATTCAGAAAGCAGCCGATGATGCTGCGAATAAGTGGGTAAATGAATTTGACCAACCCCGATGAATAGGAGGGGATATGGATAATACAGAAGTAATAGCGGCCATGAAGCACTATATTGACACATATCAAGATCAATTAGGGTGGAAACAATACAGCAAGGAAACCATGTTGGCTGACCTTGTTTACGGAATCGGCATAGCAATGGATAGGGACAAGTACGAGTTTGCTGATGGTTACAACGAATTCAAAAAAGATCTGATTGAATTCTTGACCAACCCAGATGAATAGGAGTGGATATGGACGAGCTTAACGAATGCAAGCGAGCAATAGCAGCTATCAGGGATTTAATTAATGACTCTGAAGGGGTTGCTGGTCTACATCGGAACGGTGATATAGCCCCATGGGATGAGTTGCTGGCTGGTGGGCGTTTTGAGGAATGGCTGTTAGATTTCAGTATTGCTGAAGAGTTGTTGACGCATAACCAGAAATGAAGTACGGTAATCCAATACGCAAAACGCCTCGGTTAAGAGGCGCTTTACGTGAATCGGTTGCTTTTGACGGGGCACCGAAACAGTCAGTATCAGTATTATCCTTCCTGTTTCCCTTCCCGTCAATAGAATCAACCGCGCAAAATGCCAGCGATATGGCTAGGTGCGGTGTGGTCTGGTGGGTAAGAAGCCAGCGCATAACCCCAACCGCGTACCACTGGTGTCGGGCCAGCTACGATAATCCTCGATGGATAAACACCACCCGATTGCTGAATGTCGTTGACTTTTAAGTACTTAGTTACTTAATCGTCGAGCAAACGACGGGGTTTTTCTTTCTCTAAAATAAGGGTCTACAAGAATGAAATGGCTATACATAACACCAGAGGTAAAAATAATGGTTTTTTATGGACTTAAACACAAAGATAAATGGAGGAATCCAACGAGGATGTCAGCTAAACATGACCTTCCTGCTAAACCAAGGGGTTCTCTTGAATAACTTCGATGAATTCTGGCGCGCATATCCAGGCAAGAAGGTAGCCAGGCCTAAGTGCAAGGAGAAATATGACAAATTGACAGAAGAGGAGCATAAGGAGGTGATGCTTGGTATCCAGGCGCAGTTGAGATTCCGGGTGGAGGCGAAGAAATCAGGCGAGTTTATGGCTGAATGGTGTAATTCACAAACATTCATCAATCAGCAGAGATGGTATGACGAGATCGGTTCACATGCCGAACTGAAAGAAAAGAGAGTTGAGAAGGAATGCTGCATTCAGGGCTGCTCAGAGCCCGTACACGCGCCTAACGGAGAGATAGCGAATGATGGGGGTGGGGCTTGCTTCTATCATCTTCAATTTACACCCAAAGGGAAGCTGAGGGCGAAGAAGTCCAAGGCAGATAAAGAATTAGGGCGTCTCAATACAGTAGATTTACTTAGAAAGCATTATGCAGAACATCCTGAAATACATAATTTGAGAGGTGAAGCTGCATTGAAATTTATGAAATATTCCATAGGAAAGATGAAAATAGTGGGAGATAGGTGAATGAGCTATCCAAAAGAAGAATGGAACAAGCTAACTGATGATGAAAAAATATTCATGAAAGAATTAGGCGATAAGTTTTCACCAAAGTACGAAGGAGTAGATTCACCTGGAGGGATTATTATCAAAGACGTTAAACCAAGAACACCATATAGGGCATGGTGGATAAAAGGGGGTTAAAATGGGTGTTAGATGTACAACAGCAGGAGATGAGTTAGGAGCACAATCAAAAAGCATACATGGAGCTGTAGAAATAAGGTATAAGAAAAGCGGTGATGGTTGGGAGGTGTATAACAATAGCGAGGGGAAAATTCTTTTCTCTCATAAATATAGAGATGATTGTGAAGACTACATTGCTAGCATGCATGATCTGTTCAGGCTAGTGGCTAAAGTTCCTTGGCGGGTGGAGGCGGAAGAAGATGAAACAGTTTGATGAGTGGTGGGTAATATATACTTCTGATAAAGGCGGATGCCCTAAAAATATGGGGGATAGATCTTTCTTCAGCAAGGCTCTTACCATTGTAGGAGAGCATGCATTTAAGGCAGGCATGTTAGCAGCTGCTGATATAACTGAGGCTATTGACTTGTCTTGTGACGAATTTGTCACCCTAGAAATGATAGCTGAGGAGATAAGGCAGGCAGTAAATGGCTGAAAGCCCAACAAGTAGAACACTAAAGAGGCTAAGAAAAGAGGGGTACTTAGCTGATGTAACGGAGAAGTGGATTCCAGGGGCTAATATTAGAAAGGACTTATTTGGATTTATAGATGTTTTGTGTATAAAAGGGACAGAGATACTTGGTGTTCAGGCAACAAGCTATACAAATATATCAGCACGTGTAAAGAAAATAGCAGAACATGAGCACGTTGATGCTGTCAGGGATGCGGGAATATGCATAGAGGTGTGGGGTTGGCGAAAGGTTAAGAATCGCTGGCAGGTTAGGATTGTAGATGTTAGTTAGGGGATAGCAATGAAATATATACTCGCAATAATACTTTCTGTTTCTGTTTCAACAGCTCAGGCTGGGTTCTTTGATTTTGTTGAGGATGCATTCGGCAAGACTGGTATATTCCATAAAAAGGGGAATGGTCATGATAGGGGTACATTTGAAGGTCCGATATTTCCGCCACCTCCTATAATTGAAATCCCGCCTAATGGATTTGATGAGAATCCTTTGGACTGTCCTGATGAGCCTATAGCTGCAGTGCCAGTGCCGCCGGCAGCTTGGCTGTTTCTATCGGGATTGATAGGACTTATCGGTATAGCAAGGAAGAGATAAAAATATATTGGGGGTAGTTATGGCAAGACGTAGAACAGATCCACATGAAAGGGCTCATTGTGCATTAGAGGATTGGGCTAGTTTTATATTAACCACGTTAACAAGTCAGGAATTAGGCTATCAAATAGCGCAATTAGACGTAGAAAGGGTGCAGACACCACCTAAAGCACTAATCCCAAGGGTTACATTCACCCCATATACAGTTAAATGCATAGAAAACTGGTATGACATAGCAACGGATACGTTAAAAGAAACAGCTTATCTATATTATTTGGCTGAAATAGAAGAGAAAAAAAGAGTAACGCGAAGACAGCACGGGTATTTAATAGCTAACGTTTCTAGATACTTGACAGGACTGTCCTAATTATGGAACATATAGGCTAGATTTAAATCATGCCCCCAAAGGAAAGGCAAATGCCTTCACTACAATGTTTTGCCAGATCTGCCATGGAACGATACAGGTCCATGTCACGAGAAGTGGCAGGTATTGTAGGTGCTCCATTTGTGGTCAGCTATCTGTAACCCTCCCCCCCTTGTGGCAGATAGTCGGCCGTCCAGTTTGCGGACCTGAGCAGGGTTTCCTCCGGCATCTCCTATACCCTGTGGAAAAACCGCATTTAAAATCAGTAATATAGATGGTGTTAGGTTGTCAATAGAATGAGTAAGGTTGTTAATAAAGAAGAACCAGTGGGTGTAAAGGCAGGCAAGCCTAAAAACGAAGCTATGTCTTTAGCTTTTAAGGCTTGCCTTAAAGAGAAGAAATCAAAAGCCCCACGAAAGTCCTAGCCTGAAGTTATTAGCAACAATAGCGCCATTAAAAGACAGGGATACATTCTGCCAATACCGCCTGTATTTCGGTTTAAGCATTGCAGAGATTGCATAGTGTGTAATCCCGGTCCCTATGAAATAGGCTGCAGTTTGTCCTGACGTTGGATTCTCGCCGAACATACCGGTAATGATTGGATTCTTCTCTACCAGATCGTCGTGATTCTGAATATCGGCAGTCTGACCAGCATCTATAGCTAGAATCGCCATGTAAGCCACCTGTCGGCCTGTGTCAGCCCTTGTCCAGTTCTCAGGTACAAGGTCAAGGGCTGAGCACTTAGCAGCGTACATCGTGGCTACAGCGGCTATCAGTAGGGCTATGAGTCCGGGTATGCGTTGGTTAGTCATAACCCAACCTGATTAGTTATAAAGTCCATACAGCGTTCTAATCGTTCTGATAGCTCGCTTATAATCGGGTTGTCTGAATAATCATCGCAATACTTTATAAATTCTCGGGTAGTCATATTGCGCAGGGTTGCTTCGTTGTGATCGTTACTTAGGAGCTTTAATTCGGAATCAGCCCATGCTACGGCTTTAATTTCTTTAATCGGATTAAGCATTATTGGTTACCCCTTAGTTGTTGTGCTCATAATTGCTAGCAGTGTTGCGGCTCGCTTGCTGAGGACTGGTTTAGGCATATGTGTTTTTGCAGTTCCAGCCTTTTCTATTGCTTTAGCTTTTCGTTCTTCGTAAGTGCCACGTGCTTTTGCTTGGCCCATGTCATATCACCTTAGTGGTTGTCATGCTGGCCCAGCTATCAACGAGTGCCCGTATCTCTGCTATCCGTGCATCTACCTTGTCCGCTGCGGCTCGGTGCTTTTCTACTTCCGCCATAATTGCATCCCATTGCTTGCATTTATCATTGCGGCGGTCGTCTCTGTTTTCACGGTGTTCCATGGTTTAGTCCTTATAAATAAATACTTGCGAGTGTGTAAAGAGAAGTAACAAGCCCGGCATATACGACAATTGCAATACCTAGTTTTGCTCTGGTCTCACTAGATGGACAGTATTTTCGGTAGTCGTAAGGCATTTTATTCCCCCTTATACCCTGTAGACTCGCGGCAAACCTGATCAGCCTTAACGGTTTCAGTATCAGTAAGTGCGCCTGATGTCCTTGTGCAGTGGTAATAGTCGGATTCCACCTGATAGGTATCGATCACACCGCCGAGATTGTTGGAGCCCCACACGATAGTGGAGACGATAGCTATGGTGATGAGTGCTGGTTTAATCATTGTTAATCCCCTGTAATAATTACGATAACGGCTATCAGAATGAGAACTTTAATCATTTTTAGCTGGCCATACGCACTCTAGGCTTATTGGTAGCCCAGAAGTCGCCCCAGCTACCATTTAAAGCCATCCATTCGTAACGGTCGCGTTCGTATTCATCTATTCCGTTGATATTGGCGATGTCCTCTGTTAGTTAGCTTTGATCCTAAAGCCCACTCTATGAATGGGCTGAAGTGATTAGGCTAATCTAATTCGCGCTCAGCGTCGGCGATTGACGCCTCTACAGCGTCATGGTTAGGCTCACCGTTTACCCAAGGGATAACATCATAAATAAAATCCGAATATTCCATGGTATCGTCCGAACTAACTTCACGCGTATAGACATTACCTTGATAAATGCAAACTTCTGTGTTCCAGTTCATTGTCTTAACTCCTAATGTGTTTATGGTCTAGTCGACGTAATCTTTAGCTTTAGCCTTGATTTCATCGCTATATTCAACAGAAATAAAAACAAACTTAACTTGAGGGGTATCATCCCTGCTGTTTGAGTATTCGTAGCAATCTGTCATACCGTCAAAATGCCCGGACTGGAACTGATTACAGAAAGATTTAACTTCATCCAAGGCTGCAGGCGAAAGATCCTGGAAGATTGTTATATTTACGCTGCTAGTCATACTTGCACTAGAAGCACGGACTTTTGCTTTTATCCCGTGCTCTTTAAGTTTTGATCGGATTGCCTTAGCGGCTGCTGCGTGATTGCTTAACATTGTCTTTCCCCTTGTAGTGTTACTATATTTAACGGCACCTGACCTGAAACCTTTAGTGACCTAGTTCACATTACTTATAAAGTTTTGCTACCAGAAAGGCATAAAGGATTTCTTGCACGGCTTCATCCTTGGTTAAGGACTTACCGGATACATCATTCTTAGTATCAAACGAATATTTCCTAAGTGCTTCAATCACTTCAGGATGCGTTAGGTTAATGGTAATTCCACCTTGGGACTTTAAGTAAGCTTCATGTATTGTTGTCATGTCATAACCTCGTTGTGTACCCTAAACAATGCAGAACACATGCCAATAATTATAAGTACCTGAATACAGGACAGATAGGCAAAACAAGAACAATATACCAACCAGTATCTAGGTAAGAGATGTAAAATATCTGGACGCTGTTTGATATAAATCAATAACTTAAGTGTGTATAAAATCTTGACGAAAGCGTTAAATATCTTGACTAACAACACTATCAACCACTTAAGGCGTATAATCCATTGACACTTAAGAATGAAGTGGGTCACAGAATATGAAACTAGCCTTTGCATATAAGCTATTCAGATCTTGGGATAACACAAGGCTAGACTCAGCTTGTAAAGCCTTCATGTTCATTAATGGCGAGAACGTCCCGCTAAATCAGCCATATCAGCCTAGGACAATAGTATCCAAGCATATGCCAGCACAGCAGATCTATTCCTTGGTGCCTCCTAAATATAGCTCAACTCAGTAATGGTGAGCGCTTGACGGGTCGTTCCAATCTCCTTTGGATTTGTATCCAGGACTTAGAACCCACGCTCCGTATCCAGTACGGAATCCACCAATATTAGGGAAGGTTTTATGCAGAAGGTTGAGGACTTCTTCTGTTTTATCGTAATCGACATCACCCGATTCATCATTGACTGAGAACTCAAGCTCTTTGCGGCTGTAAGCCCAGTCCACCTGGAAGGAAAGATTAGAAAAGAACGTGCTAAGCTTTGATTTGGTCATGGTCTATACTCCAATGATTACGTGTTTGTTATGATAGTTAACGACAGGCGTACAGAATACTTTAGTGAGCTCCATCACAATTTTGGAATTAACCCACCTTGCAGACAGCAGGTAATAGACATGGCAGAAACTCAGCCTCTTAAGAAGAAGCACCCAGGCGGAAGGCCAACTAAATACACTCCAGAACTAATAAGGAAAACGAAGGAGTACTTGGAAGGCTGGGAACAACACGGCCATAAAATACCTAGCATATCTGGACTATCTCAAGTCATTGACGTGACAAGAGAAAGAATTGCTATCTGGAGACAAGATAAGAATAAACAAGAGTTTAGTCGCATCATTGATAGATTAATGTCAATGCAAGAGACGAAATTGCTCGATAATGGCCTGGATGGTACGTTCAATTCAGCGATCACCAAGCTGTGTTTGAGCAAGCACGGATACTATGATAATCCTCAAGCTAATCAAGCAGCTACAGGCATCCAGGTGACAGTGAACAGAGGCATAGTAAAGCTGGAGACAGGTGGACAGACCCTGACAGTGGATGCATCAGAGCAGGCTGTTGATGGTGAGGTGCTTGAGCACAAGCCCTGAGAGGAGAGAACTAGCTCTACCCTAGGCTACCCCATACCCACAGCCCTTCTCTCCTCACACGAGCTTAGATTAGCTCACAGGAATAATTTGAAGGGGGGGGGTGGGTTAGGCGCAGGTGGGGGTGGCTATGAGGCGGTACCATATACCCCACACCCAAGTCTTCCAATCCCAACACAAAAGTCCTACTAACAGGACATAAACTATGCTATAGTCCTACTTAATTCGCGATTTGTCAGTATAGGTAGGACATTATGAATGAGTTACTAGGTAGGATTGGATGGAGCAACAGGCATTTTGCCAGGTTGGTTGGGGTAGATGAGAGGACGGTATCTCGGTGGTGTGCTGGGCATGAGAATTCTGTAGCGCGGGCGTATTTGGAGTTAGTAGCTCGGATATTGGGGGTGTGAGATGAGACTGTATGATTGGGACGCATTGGGAGTGGTGATAGCCATTATTTTGGCACTTGTTGGTGGGCTTTGGATTTCATCTGCATGTGCTAAGGAAATCAGTATTGATCAGCTCCATGAGGCGATCATTGCTCTAACTGAGTCAGAGTCTGAGCACTATCACGTAATATCTAATGTTGATGTCTATGAGTATTACTCTAAGACTGTGGGGAAGCATCATGAATAATCCGATGTACTTTTACCTTCTTATAGCCAAGGTACTGTTTGCGGTGTTTGCTATAGTCTTTTTTGTTGCCCAACTGTGGGCCATCAATATTGGTATTGAGATCTGAATCAAGTAATGTTGTAGGGGGTGGTGAGATGCTTAGGGGATGCGACTGGCAAGTTTCCCGTATTGGATATCATGGATTTATGAGTCTTATTTGGGTTTTATTTAAGTTTAACAGAGCTGCGAGGAAAAGTGGCATTGAGTCAAACATTGAAATCACATTACCTTTAAGGTGGTGGCGATGAAGTTCCTGATTTTGCTATTTGAGGATTCTTACTGGGGACCGTTTCTATTCCTTTTGTTATTCCTCGCCATTCCTGTATTTGGAAGTTCATCGGTCTGTGCTTATGACCAATTTGAGGGTTATGATTTATCCGTTCCCTATCCTGAGACTAGGGGTTGGTATCGGGTTGAGGAGCAGCGTCGAGAGGATAGGCGGGATTTTGAAGTACGTCAAAGATATGACGAGCGGGATAATTACAACCCTTATACTCGTCGTTTTCTGATTAAATTAGAGGAATAGATATGAGGAATTATGGCAAGGGTAAATCTGTACCGAGTCCGACTGGGCGCCCGAGCCCGAAGAGTTCAGGCGTGAAGAAGATGGAGGCTGGTGATTATTCTGGTGGGTCCAGGCCAGGGTCTATGAAGAGTGCAGCACAGTTGGAAAAAGAGCGTAAAGCCAGGGCGCTCAAGCGAGCTGGAGGGACTGGGGATGTTTACAGGCGCAAGATAGAGGAAGCCTTGTTGCGGGCTCAGGGAAGGTAATGCGTGATTATGAAGCGAAGCTTTTGAAGAAAATGGAGGCGAGGCATATTCCTGATAAGATACCTCGCTATCAAGTGATTTTCATGAGAAACGGCTCCAAGATCAAATTTTACGGTGATCCAGAGGATAAGCTCAGAGGTTCTAAATCCCTGTTGCTTGAATATTTAAATGCCCTGGACACCTAAGCAGCACAGATTATTCTGTCAGGCTGCCAATGACAAGAAAGTGGCGCAGCGTTTAGGTATTTCACAGAGCAAGGCACGGAAGATGTGCCGAGAGGGTGTTAAGAAGGCGCTTTTAAAGAAATGAGAATATTCTTTCTTATTTTGATGTTAATTTGTGTTATTGCTGGACGCGTCCACACTTTTGACCTAACTGAGGGACAGGCTTTAGTAGAGGGTGCTATATATTGGATTGGGGCCTTGTGTTGGGGGTTCCTTGCTTGGCATCCATTTAGAAATAAAGAGAGTTGAAGAAGTAGGTTTAGGAATTTAATTCAAGGGGCTTCGGCCCCTTTTTTTAGGAGTAGATAATGGCTATTACTGGAGCTGCTTTGCAGGCTGCGGCCGATGCTGCAAATACAATGCGGGTTATCAAGGTAAACCAACAGATCCCGATAGATGCGACATATGATGCATTTTATGTTGTTGGAGAAGTATCCCCCTATGCAGGACGGGCGATGTGGTGTCGAACGACCAAAGCTGGGAATGCTGCGGCTCAGTGGGTTGAGGTTGCGGCGGCCCTTGTTGCAGGCCCTTGCGATACAAATGCGCTGGATAACTAGGAGTTATATATGGCAATTCAAAATCCGGTAACGGTATGCGGAGAGGATTCAGCGAGCGGGAATTCAGAAAGCCTCAAGAGTCTTGGTGGATCTGGGTACGTGACAACCTCTCTCCCAGACCCTAAATTCGTTGCTTCTGATTATCCGGCATGTAAGCTGCTGATCAATAATGATTCTGTTTTAGTTGATGGCGGAACAGATCTTGTAGATCTAGTGCAGGGGTTGGTCTTTCGCAACGCAGGCGATGAGACTGTTACACGAGTCGGGGCAGGGTTCGTCCCAAGGAAAGTTGGCGGGTCATCAACCCCGACGTTTGCCTTAGCCGGTGGTGGAACGATGCCAGCTTTGAGTACTAATAATGCATTAATCTTTCTTGTAGCGGATAAAGCATCAGCATCAGATCCCTATTTTGAGCTAGGCGATGCGACAAACGGAGTAGGGGCCTATGCCAGCTGCAGAGGGGGCACAGGCTCTGAATCTTATCTTGTAAATACCAGTTCTGATTATCTTGGTTCTGCCAGTGTGCACGAAGAATCTGCCGATGCTGCTGGAACAGTATTGGCCGGGGCGATTGCAATCAATCGCAAGGCTGCGACAGATGCTGAAAAGCTTAGAGATTACCGCGTCTATGGTGCAGGGGTAGAATTGGTAGTAAGCGGCGCTGAGGCGGGTACAGCGAATTGGGCAACTTTGGACATGGCTGCTTACGAGTCACAAATACTAATTAATATTAGCGGCACTGATGTAGATTCACTCTGTTATGTGGTAGCCGCCTTTCATACAGCCTCTCCTTTGGGGCTATCGGATGAGACTGTATTTACCGCTCTCCGGTGGATGCGAGAGAACCCAGGCTATTTGTGGCCCGGACTGAGGAGCCTTGTCAGCCCTTAAATATGAATATATCCCTCCCGAATAATTGGCAGCCACGTCATTATCAGGTTCCATTATGGAATTATCTTGCCCAGGGAGGGAAAAGAGCAGCTTGTTGCTGGCATCGAAGATCTGGAAAAGACGATACCATGCTGCATCACAATGCGTGTTCAGTATTTGAGCGAGTAGGCAACTATTGGTATCTGCTGCCAGAATATAACCAGTGTCGTAAAGCTATCTGGGATGCTGTCAATCCTCATACTGGCAAGAAACGAATAGATGAAGCATTCCCGCATGAAATAAGGGAAAACACACTCCAGCAGGAAATGAAGCTGGTTTTCAAAAATGGTTCAACCTGGCAGCTGATGGGTAGTGATAATTACGATGCCCTTGTAGGTTCTCCTCCTGTAGGCCTGACATTTTCTGAATATGCGCTCTCTAATCCAAGTTCATGGGGCTTTTTAAGGCCGATTTTGCTTGAAAATGGTGGTTGGGCTATCTTTAACTCAACACCAAGGGGCAAGAATCACTTCAAAAACCTGATGGATCTCGCAGAGAAGTCTGAAGATTGGTTCTCTGAACGCCTAACGGTCGATAAAACCGGCGTTTTCACTCACGAACAGCTCTTAAATGAGCTTGAAGAGCTTCAAAGTGAGCACGGAGACGAATATGGCAAGGCAATCTGGCTCCAAGAGTACTATGTAAGCTTTGAAGCAGCCATCCCCGGTGCGATTTGGGGCGCTCAGACCACTAAAGTGACCTTTGATGGCCGATTAGGTGATTTCCCTTCTGTTGGTCACCTACCGGTCTTCACCGTATGGGATATCGGTCGGTCAGATATGACTTCAATCTGGTTCTACCAGATGGTAGAAGGCAGGATCAGGGTAATCGACTATCATGAAGACAGTTTTAAGGAAATTGAGGATTATTGCGAAGTTTTGAGGGGAAAAGCATACGATTACGGCCTTCATTGGCTCCCTCATGATGCAAAACCACTTAAATTAGGTATGGGTGGTAAGACAATACTCCAGCAATTCATAGATCAGAAAGTAGGTGATTTCGTTCTAGTGCCAAACATTGGCAGAGAAGATGGCATACAGGCGGCTAGAAAGACATTCCCTCTGTGTGATTTCGACAAAAGTGTAGAGAAGGGATTTGAGCACCTGAAGAACTACAAACGGACTTATGATGAGGTGAAAAAAGTATTCTCTCTCACTCCCGTCCATGACGAACATTCTCATGCCTCAGATGCTTTTAGGTATCTCAGTTTAACCTGGCAGCAATCAAAAACGGCCTATCCTGAACTCACCGATCAAGAAAAGCTGTTCGCTGGAAATGTGACAAATATCAAATTTGGCGAGATAAGAAAAGAGCACTTTAGGAAAAAACGCAATGAAAGGGCTGGATTTGTATGACTGATCTAACGGTTTCTCAATGGCTGGAAGAAATCAACGACGCCAAAAAGCGCGAGAAGGATTTTCGCGAGGATGGCAGAGAGATTCGTGAAATCTACTCCAATGAGAAAAAAACACCGTTCAATATCCTCTATTCCAATACAGAGACCCTCCTGCCGGCCCTATTCTCAGAGGTTCCACGGCCCTTAGTAAAGAGGCGATTCAAGGATGAGGACCCCATGGGAAAAGTTGTTGCAGAAGCTGCGCAACGGATCTTAGAGTATTTGATAGACACAGATGTCGATGATTACGACAAATTCGACAAATCTATGTCAAATGCGACACTTGATGGACTTCTGCCCGGCCGAGGTGTTACCAGCATCAAATATGAGTCTGATGACGACTGGGAGACCGTTTGCACGGATTCCAGGAAATGGGATCGGGTTCTGTTCGGATATGCCACTAAGTGGTCAAAAGTCCCATGGATAGCCTATGAGGAATATTTAGACCGTGAAGAGGCTAGACGGTTATTTGGTGCAAAAGCCAATAAATTGACGTTTGTCGAGGGTGAAGAGCAAGATAACGAAGACGATTATAAAAAGGAAGAAAATAAGGATCAGGGTTACCGCAAAACAGCCAGAATTTTCCAGATTTGGGATAAATCAGACAAAAAAATCAAATATATCAGCTCTCAATACAAGGATGATTTCTTAAGAGAGGATGATGACCCATTAGAACTGACAGGATTCTTCAACTGCCCTGAACCGATTCAGTTTGTCGAAAAGTCCAGTGATCGTATACCGACTGCTCTATATACAATCTACAAGAATCAAGCTAGGGAACTGAACAGAATACAGGATAGGCTGAATCGCGTCATAGAGGCGATCAAGGTTAGGGGTGCTTATAACGGATCATTGGGTGAGGAAATAGAGCAGATCTTCAAAGAAGAAGATAATGCCCTTGTTCCAACAGATAAGGCAGCGATTTTTGGAGAAGGTGGCCTGGATAAGAATATCTGGATGATTCCTATAGCTGAACTCGTTAGTGTTGCCCAGCAGCTTATGCAGGCAAGAGAATCAGCAAAACGGGTCATTTATGAAGTGACCGGTATTTCCGACATCATCAGGGGCCAATCAGCAGCGTCAGAGACATTAGGTGCGCAGAAGATCAAGGAATCATGGGGAACCATGAGGATTAAGCGGCTCCAGAAGGAAGTCCAACGATATGTTCTTGATACCATGCGCTTGATGCTGGATGTTGCTGTCAACAAGTTCTCTGAAGCCTCATGGGCGAAAATGACAGGACTGCCCTACTCTACAACTGAGCAGAGAGAGCAAGCACAGAAAATCGTTCAAATTGCACAAGCTAACAGGATGAATCCTCAAGATCCATCCATTCAGCAAGCCATGCAAGTGCTGCAAATGCCTAATTGGGGTGATGTCCTCGAAATATTGAAAGATAACTATTCGAGAAGTTATCGCCTCGATATGGAGACAAATTCAACGATTGACGTTGAGGCGACTGAAGACAAGCAATTGGTTGGTGATTTCATGAACGCCATGGGCCAGTTTATGAACGGTATTTCCCCTCTGATCGACAAAGGCGTTATGCCATTCGGGGCTGCAAAGTCCATGATGCTTTCTATTGTTAAGCGTTATCGATTTGGCCGAGAGGTTGAGGACGAGCTGAATCAGATGACTGAGCCTCAGCAACAGCCTAATCCAGAACAAGAAAAAGCAGTAAAGGAATTCCAGCAAGCTCAGCAGAAGTTTCAACAAGAGCAGCAGAAATTCCAGCAGGAAAAACAACAAGCTCAGGAACAGTTTATTCAGCAATCCAACAACCTCAAAGCAGAAAAGATGCAGCTTGATTTTGCAAACAAGTTGGCGCAATTAAAGCTGAAATATCAGGAAGATCTCGCTAATGTCAAGCAACAAACAAATCAGGTTGAGATGGAAGCCTCTCTGAAAGCCCTATTGGAACGTCATAAATCTGATGTCAGGTCTATGCTGGACAAACAAGCAGCCAGGATGATGAAAGCAGTTGCCTAGCCAGATCAGAAAGCAACTCGGACAGGGAACCCCACCCGACACTACAGCTGTGTCTATCTTCAGTCCTGATCGCAGAGACAGGTTTACGATTGAAAATATCATTATATGCAATACAACAGCATCCGCTGCTACATATAGAATCTTCCTTGATAATGATGGCTCGACTTATGATGCGACAACAGCAATTGCTTACGATGTTTCATTAGCTGGGAATGCAACGGATATCATAGAAGTTAATCTATATATGACAGATCCTGCGGGGAACTTAGCAGTAAGAACTGGAACTGGAAATGCTCTGACATTTACTGTAAATGGCAGTGACGGATCAATTTAATGCCAAGGTATAAATTCCCTGCAGTAACAGGGGCTGATGATGAGTATCTGATAGCGGATGGAAACGGAAGGGCGAACTGGGGAAAGCTTACAGGCAGCTCATATTTAGATGCTGACAGTATGTATGACAATAATGCGGCAGCGGCCGTCACTCCAGTAAGTGATATTCAAACGCCATTCGATGGAAATATCACAACAATCGATGAAGTTACAGGTGCTCCCGGCATAGATTTGAGTGTTAATTTTACGTCTGTAACGTCAATTTATGGCCTTGTTCTCAGAGCATATTATCAAGGCTTAGCGACTCATCATGTTGATGTAAGTTTTCATAATTATGATTCTGGATTAGAAGATGTAGTAATGCGATTAGATAACGCAACGGATTACAACTATCGAACAATCCTGATCCCCTCTAATCCAAATTATATTTCAAGCGGTGATTCTCAGATTAATTTTATCCACCCAGATTCTGGAACGCCGACACACGACCTCTTTATAGATTACATTGCAATATTATATTAAGAGATGCTTATGCCTTTATATACATACGAATGCAAAAACGGCCACAGATTTGATCGAATCCTAAGATTGAAAGACTATAAAAAGCCTCAAACCTGCGAATGCGGTTTAGAGGCCAATCGCGTCATTGTCCCGACAATGATTAATTGCGATATGGCTCCATGGGATAGCTATCTCTCTCCTGCATCAGGGAAGTTAATTACTTCTTATAAACAGCGCAGAAAGGATATGGCAGAGCATGATTGTGTTGATTATGAGCCAAGCCTTAAAAAGCACATCACTGCTCATATGGAGTCTGAAGAGACGAAATTAGAGAAAGCCATGGATGAAACTGTAGAGGCGGAATTTGAGAAAATGCCCATTCGTAAACGAGAGAAACTGGCAGAGGAATTAACATCCGGTGCCGATTGTGAATATACGAGGATTTAACCATGAGTGAAGAACTCGCAGACAGCGGTTCAGAAAGTACAGAAAGCGGCATTGATATGGATGCTGCAATGGATTCCATCAGCTCTGATTTGTTTGGTGTAGAGCCAGAACAAGAAGAAGTAATAGAAGAAGCTCCTGAGACTGAGCAAATCGAAACAGAACAAGAAGAACAAGTTGAGCAAGTAGAAGCGCGCCATGCTCCACAGTCTTGGAAAAAGGAGATGCATGGATTCTGGAATGGGTTAGATCCAGCCGTTCAGGATTATGTAGAGCAGCGCGAAGAGCAGATGAGGGAGGGGCTTGAAAAAGATCGCGATGATGCTAATCGAGGCCGCGATATGAGAGATATCATGGCTCCTTATTCAGAGATATTAAAATCTCAAGGGATCGAAGAAAGCGCTTTAGTCAGAAATCTGATGAACGCGCATTACAGATTATCAACAGCTGACGATGCTGGTAGGGCTAGCCTTATCAGACAGTTAGCTCAAAGCTACAATGTGTCTTTAGACGGTGAACAGAAAGAAGTAGATCCTGTACTAAAGGCAATGCAAGACAAAGTTAACAACCTTGAAAGCCATTATGCACAGTCGCAACAGCAAGCCCAACAGGTAGCCCGTGACCGTGTTTCACAGGATGTAGATGCATTTGCATCTGACCCTGCCCATGAGTTCTTCGATGAAGTATCAGAGCAAATCGTACCATTGATTAATGCTGGATATGATTTGGAGGATGCGTACCAAAATGCTATTTGGTTAAATCCTGTAACACGTCAAAAAGAAATTGACCGGACTGCGAAAGAAGCAGAAACGAAAGCTCTTGATGAGGCGAAAAAGGAATCCCAAAAAGCACAAAAAGCGAAAGCAGCAAACGTCAGAGGTCGAGACACCAGCAAAGCTTCTACAGAGCCAACTGGAACGATGGAAGACACCATGCGGGAAGTTTACCGCGACATTCAATCA